TTTACAAGATCGATAAATGTATATTCTGTAGGATTGAATTCATCTCTCCAATTAGAATAGCGATATTCTTTGGACATTTATTTATTGGTACTTTATTCTTTATTATTTAGAAAACCTTGCTTCAGTAGTTTTTGTAGGTCTGCTGTTGATCCAACAAACAATGCGTTATTAGTAACATTGTTTGTTTGTTTTGGAAGATCTTCTTCAACATCTTTCAATTTTTTCTGCAAGTCAATCAATTTATCGGTCGTATCAGCAACGCTCTTGATCAACTGACCGGCAACCTCATATGCTCTAGGACTTCCACCTTCACCAGCAAGTTCCATGATTCCATTGATTGCTTCTTGACCCTTTTCAATCAATGAATATAAATTTGCACGAGTGTACTCATAGTCTTTTCTTATGTCGCCATTTTCTTCGACCTTAGCAAGTGAAGCGTTTGGTTTATTCACACTAACAATTTCTGTCTCTACATTTAGAGATTGACTAATCTTATCAAAGGATTCTTCCATAATCAAATATCTTCTTTTCTAGTTGGGCTATATGACTTCGAATCTGTATAATCTATAAACGTTTCGTTGAATCCAAAATCATCATCTGGATCTACAAATGGGTCATCCGCAGCATCTATAACATTATCGTTATTATAATCAACAGTTGCTTTAGGTGTTGCGGTATATCTCATCTCCCTGGTTGATGTCAGTCTATTTGTATTTGTATGATAGTCAACCTGAACCTTTCTAATGAGACCTTCTGTTGTATCTGCAATAGGACCAAACAAGTATGTCTTAGCGGTAAATTGTAATGTATAAATCAGTGCCCTTCTAGTAGAAAAGTCTCCCTCATAATCATCCTGGAAAGAGATTGAATCTAATGTGATTGGAACATCTCTCTTCTCTCCGATACTATCAACCAAGTCAATTGTTATTGTAAAAGATGGTTGGAAGTATGGGAGAATCTGCTCAATAATCTGTAGAGCGTCATCATTAAGTTTGCAAAGTATATTAAGTTCAAATCCAATATTATATGGAACAGGCATGAAAACCTTTTTTAGATTGGTTCCATCAGATGCCTTAAAAGTTTGTGATATACCAGACTTTCTTGTTGGATCATATGAGATTGAATTCATCTCAAATGACATTCTTGGCAGACTAATCTGAACTTTTTTGTTTAGATCTGGTTGCTGCTCTAGTCTTGCCAAAAACTTTTGGACCGGACCATATGCCATTGCCACCTTCAGGTCACTAAATTCTCCACCATCATTAGTTTGATGCTTAACGTGAATATCGTTAAAGAGAGTACCAAAACCAATAACTGTCTTTCTTAGTATGCTATGATAAAAATAATTTCCTAACATTAGTACGTACCAAATGGATTTGATTCGGTGAAGTCTAGAATTTCGTCTGCTTCTTTTTCTATCTGATCATTTTGAGCAAAAGAATCCAATGTGTAATTATCCGAATCTTGTTTTTGCTCTGGACCAGTTATGTATTCCCGTACACTATATATTGCATTTCCAGGAGTGGATGATGTAGCGTTTACCGTGTATCCAGATCCAACAATAATTTCATCTGGTTGGAACCCAAGAACTGTTGTTCCAGTTCCTACATTTGATATTGTTAAAACTCTTCTTTCAACGTTCCAAGATCTTACAATACCAACGGATCCAGAAGTTTGACCCGTTACTCTATCTCCAACATTAAATGTTCCATATCCAACACCACTTGGTGGTGCTGCAGTTGTCAGACTAGTTGTAACACCACTAAATCCCGAACCAGCGGATCTTATAAATGTAGATGATACGGATCCAGAAGCATTTAAGTTTGTAATAATATCAGATCCATTAATACTTGTTATAGTTGGTGGGTTTCCATATCCCATGCCGGGATCAACAATATTAACAAACGTAACTCCTCTAGAAGTTGATATTGAGCAAGTAGCAATAGCACCAGACCCGCCACCACCAATTATTGAAATTGTTGGTGCTACCGTATAACCAGCACCACAATCAGTAAATAATATTTCTTTTATTGAGCAAACACCACCAGCACAAGTTGTTATTGCGACTGCTTCAGCATTTCTATGTTCGGAATAAATTGGGTCATATGCCAATGGATTTGTTGATATCGCTACTGTTGGTCTAGAAGTATATCCAGATCCATCATTATCTAAGTAAACCCTATCAATATATCCAGATCTAATATTTCCAACAACTTCTGCCGCTCTATTATCAGATCCACCAAGAAATAGAGTTGTGACAAAACCCTCATCATCCTTCAATGTGTCTATTTCATCAATAGAAGTATCAAGAATTTCATCCTCATATTCAAAGAGTTCACAACGCAATTCATACACATAAGTATTGTTCAATTGGTAGAACGGCATCTCATGTTCTACAAACTTAATTTCAAAAAGTCTACTACCAAAAGGAAAATAGATTAAATCCCCTTCTCTTGGTCTTTCCAAATAACCGAGTCTATCATCTGGATATTCGACTGATCCAAAAGTACCTATGTTTACGAATGGTGCAATAAACTCTTCATATTTTTCTTTTGAAATTACAAGAGTTAATTCATCTCTCAAACTAACTCCAAATTTTGTCATTATGTCACCAGCACCAGAATAACCCTCATAGTTTTTAATGTAGGCTTCTAATGGAAATGCCTCATCAAATTCTGAGGCAACAATTTCTTCTATAATAGTTTTTCTACCTATTACCCTTCTTGGAAGATAATAGACTTCAACACCATAAATTCCGATTTGTTCATTTACTAAATCTTGAAGAAGTTTTTGCTCTCGCTCACTTCCTTGAAGAAAAAATGGATTTAATGCCATGGTGAATCATCCTATCATATCTAAAGGTGGCATTTCATACTCTAAAGTCATTCTCTGTTTAATATCCTGCAATTCTCTTTCTGCATCATCATATATTTGTCTACCATTTAACTCTATTCCACCAGGAAGTTTGACTCCTTGGAATTTAATTAGATTTTGTCCCCACTGCCTCTTAATTAGTGCTGTCAGATATTTTTTTACAAAACTATCATTATATACTTTGGAGAAATCTGCTGGATCTAAAGCTCTATAGCACTCCAAAACTAACCAGTTATCTGCAGACTCAGATCCCCAATCAATGTCTAAATATAATCTATTTTGTCTTTTATTAAATCTTACTTGTTTATCAGTTGTTAGTAGATAGTCAATATCCTCCAAATATGTCTTTACCATTGCATACTGCAGAAGTTCTACTGAATTAAAATAATATAAATCATTCAAAAATAATTGATACTTAATACTAAACATTCCACCAGAAATAGAACTTGTATCAAACTTAAAAATTTTCTCTATACCAATTACAGAATCTGGTACTTGAATATAATTTGATGTCTCATAAAAATTAAATGTAGTTCCGGAAGAAGATCCAGTCGTGGTTACTATACCTACACCATCAGTATTTTTAGCTCTGCCTCTATCAATATCTTCTTGAGTTATCTTATACTTAAGATACATTTTTTCAACGCCATCGTAATGACGTTCATTAAAATATTGAATAGCGTCATCAACTAAATCATCTATTTGCTCATCAGCAACATTAATTTCTAGTACTGGAGCACCAAGTTGTCTTAGACAGTAATCAATGAGTCCTTGTCTTGTGGATGGTTTTGCCATTAATATTCTCCTCCATCAAGAACAGCAGACCATAAAGGTATACCATCTGCATTTGTTGTGAATAGATAATTTGTAGTTGTAGTGTAACTATTTGTATTTCCAGAAGATACTACGTTACCAATTTGATTAAAATATGCAACACCATTTTTTGGTTGATATTTACCAACTGGATAATCAATTGGGTTCATAAATGTTGCAACACCTGTCACGAGAAGATTCTCGTTTTGGAAGGTCAAAACACTTAAAGTGTCGGTAACCTCTGCCATTACAAATTTTGCGCTAGGACCATAAATTGTATGTCCTGCACCAACCCAAACGCTTCCTCTTGTTGTGGTAATGCCACCATCTGCTCCAAGAGTTGTTATACCAGAAACTCTTAGAGAAGTTGCTGTAGCGATACCACCAACTAAATTATAAGCATTAGTTACTAAATCACCATAAGAAAGATTTGTAAGTACTCTACTAACGCCTGTAGCACCTAATCGAACCGGTGAATACGTCATTACCTAGTAACTCCCTCTCTTACAATGATTGAACCTTCAACTAACCTTGACTTGAATCCAGAACGATCCAATAGAACGTCATAAACGTATCTGCCAGGTTTTAAATTTGATGTTTGCTCTGCAGTCAAGGAAATTTTAATTCTTCCTATTGCATAAGGAGGAACTATTTCTGTTGTAAAAGTAGTCGCAGCTGAACTTCCTGCCCATTTTCTCAATTGAGATGAGGCAGTGTAGTTAGTTATATCAACCACAGAATTTATTGCTGAATCTTGTAAATGGAAAACGTGTTCAAAATCAGATCCTGCGTTAATGATAAGATTAGTGACATATACTACTGCCATCTATTGCATATTAGATCTTAACACTATTTATATCTGTCCTAGATTATAGCTTTTACAGTCTCCTGCTGTTTCATATAAAGCTTTATGTAACACTTTGTAAGATTTCTTAGTTGGTCCAAATCATTACAAGAATCAACCTCTCTACTTAACTTTTCATATTCAAAAAGTTTGTTAACATCTTCAAGCGTTATTTTGTTTGGATCCATTGATCAACTCCTTTAATAGGTCTTTTATTTCAGAAACATCAGATTTGAGTTGTTCTATCTCATCTTTTTGTTTTTGTTTTTGAGATTTCATTTTAATATATTGTGAGTAACCGGAGGTATCGGTATTTACAATAGCTCCGGTTTCCTCATCCCGATATAGATTCTGTTGACCTTCAATTCTTATTAATCCCATTTTATGCAAGTGCCAATGCTCTTAAATCTCTGAATCTTGGTGGATTTGCCTCATCAGTACTACTCATAACAATTTTAATTTGGAATGCTGTAAATTGTTCAACATTATCAATCGTAAACTGATATTCTGAGAATTCATTCTCTTTATTTGGGGTGACGAATGCATCAGCCCTACCACTATTTAAGGTTGGATCAATAACGGTATCTCCAAATCCATCTCCATCAGAATCAATCAAATTATCATATCCAGGGAATAATTGATATGATTGTGTTATTTCACTTGAATCTGGTCTAAACAACCTATACAATACTCTAAAGTCTGATGATGCGGGTCTATAAGCACCTATTAAAACTTTTAATGATGAAGCTGGTTGCTTAAGACTAATTTTTTTGGAAATGTATGCAGAATTATGTGGATCATTAGCAAGTGCATTCACTCTACCATCTTTTGCATAATCTGAGATTGGATTATTAATCCTATTTCTTTGAAGAATAAGGATAGTATTTTGGGTATCTAAAACTGGTGATAGGTTTCTATCCTGAGATGATAATGTAACTGCAAGAGTAAAGGACTTACTTCTTGGAAGTGCGGACAAGTTTTGTGCTTCATTAATAGAAGAAGCTATAATTCTAGGAGAAGAAAGTCTATTTGGCTGATTTAACTCAACACTTTCATATCCCTCATCAATGAATGGGATTTCAGTTCCTCCAGAACTAGTTCCACTTACCGTTCTTATCTCTGATGTAACATTTGTAGTTTGACCAGGAGTAATTATGTTGATTTGTGGAATGATTTGATTGAACTGGAAGTTCTGTGATGCTCTTACCTCATCTCCACCAAGTGACTTTTGATCAGTAAAGCTGAGTTGTGAATCGCCTGTTGCCCTATCACCACGAGAGAATTGTACACAATACTTATCAGTGTCTTTTTGAGACTTGAGCGCATTGTCTGCAGACATTGTATATGAAGTATTCAATCTGGTTAAAGAAACTCCATTTAATTCATACTTGTATGCAACATCACCTGAAGAATGAGTTCTTGTTAAAGAACCATTTGTTCCTCTAGTCCCTATTCCCAAAGTATTGTCAGCATTTACGCTATTGTAGAAAATAATTTCATTGTTAATCTTAACATATCCAGTGGATGATGTTTGACCTTCAAAAGTAGAGAATTGTGATGTGCTTGCAACAGAGATTTTTGTTGAGTTTATATTTACTCCAGCAGTTAATAGAACTGGTGGTGTATTTGGTTGAATATTAGATATTGATACTCTATTTGTATCAGCGGTCATACCATGGTTGTTATGACTTACCTCAATACTAGTTCCATCATAGAGATTTGACAATAGGGAAGAACTAGTAACGTCGGTATTTGCAAGAGAAACTCTAGATCCAGAGTCGTTATAGTAAACAAGATCTTCTCCGACTGAGAATTCCTCACCTTGTACATTAGTTAGATAGAGAGTATCAACAGAATTAATAGAAGAAACTGTTAGTGATGCCTTTCCACCTTTTCCAACATTAGCAGTAGTGATTCCTAAGACATCTCCAACTACATATCCATTTCCAGGAGTTGCACCCGTTATTGATACTGCAGAAACTAAAT